CATATAACAAAGATACAGAACTAAAGTCAAACATAGTTCATATCCTACATCAGGCTGATATGATGGCTAGTCGTGTTGAATAATAAACAAAAATAATATGATAACAACGATTATAGCAATCTCTTTATGGATTGCAACTGTAGTAGGTTGGGTTATTTTCAACCTATATACAAAGAATAAAAAATTAGAGACGATGGTAGTTAACCAACAACTATTCATTGATGGAATTAAAGGATGCATGAAAGAGATCAATACATGTGCCAATCAAATTGATTCTAAGTTATGGGTGCAGTCAGACCCAGAATTCTTAGGCCTTATGGAGAATGTAAAGAAAATGCAGGATTCTATCAATAACTTTATAGAAGAATAAGATGGTAGACATTTTAGACAAAGAAGAAGAAGTACTACTCACCAAAAAAGGTGAGCCTAGAAAACGTAAACCAAAGACGAAGAATAACTACTTTACTGTAGAGACAGAAGAAGCTATTCTAGAGTACAGGAATACGCCTAACCAAGCCAAAAGAAACAAAATATATAACGAAAGGATTCACTACGGCTTCTATAAGCTAGTAGAGAATATCATTCATACGTTTAAGTTCTACTATACAGAAGTTGATAATATAGAAGATCTAAAGTATGAAGTGATCTCGTTTCTCTTACAAAAACTAGACCTCTACGATCAATCTAAAGGAAAGGCTTACTCTTATTTTGGGACCATTGCCAAAAGATACTTGATCATCTACAACCAAAAGAACTACAAGAAACTAGTGTCTAAAGCAGACATTGGAGAACAACACGACGATAATGCTCTAGTCAATTCAATTCTAGTGAAAGAGCCAGAACCAGAGCTAGATAAGCTAGATATAGTCGAGCTTTTTATCAAGCATGTAGACGAAAACCTTTTCGAGTTATTCGAGAAACCTGAGGAGATGAGAGTCGCTGATGCAATCCTAGAGATCTTCAAGAAAAGAGAGAATATAGACATTTTCAACAAGAAGGCTGTCTTCATCTACGTTAAAGAAATGACTGACACTCAGTCTAATACGATCACCAAAGTGATCAAGAAACTAAAAACCATCTACAAGACCATCCTAGACAACTATCTTGAAAATCACGACTTTTAATATTTATTCTAAAAGTCATGGAACTAGAAAAAGAGATATTCAAAGGCAAAAAGATAGCCGATCTAGTCGAAGAGGTTTACAACAAGCATAAAAACCAAGACTCTACCATTAAGCAAGAGATCATGAGACTTGCTGATATGATTGAGACTCCTGGTGATGCTATTGTAATTGTACCTCTTTTAAAAGGGTTCATGGATTCTAGCCTCAAGAATGACGAAGTCTTGATGAAACTCCTACAGCTTTTCCAAAAAGCATCGGCCGAAGCCAAGAAAGACGGGGTTGAAGATTCTGGTATTTTGACAGAAAAGGACATTGAGCAGTTGTTCTCTGAAGTAAGTAACATTAAGATTAAAGATCCTAAACAACTACCTCAAGCGTAATGTCTAACGGCTATATATTTGGTCCAAGTTTAAATTCTGATACCGGCCAGTATGGAGGACAATACTTCCAGATTGGTAGGGTTAAGTCTATTGTTTTAGGTCCTTACAAAGGATCTACTCAAGATCGCGACCCAGATTGGGGAAGTCCTGTAGATGTAGGTAAGATTAAATATGAAATATTGTACTCTACTTTAGGCACCTCCAAATCTCAAGAAGTTTCTGAACCTGCTTGGCCTATGTTTAACTTCATTAGGCAGTATCCTGTGGTAAACGAAATAGTATTAATATTTGCAGGCCCTAGTGAAAAGTTAAATGACGGTTCTTCTAAACAACAGTTTTTCTATTTACCTCCTTATAGTGTATGGAACCGTTCTAATCATGGAGCATTTCCAAACATGGCAGAGTATTCTGACTTTTTAAAACAATACAGAAACATTCAAGGATATTCTGGTAATTCTGTTACTGGTTCATCACTTCCTTTAGGATATACATTTCAAGAGGATCCTCAAGTTAGAAACCTCCAACCTTTTGAAGGAGACACAATCATGCAAGGAAGGTTCGGCCAGTCTATAAGATTTGGTTCAACTGTTCCAGCTCTAAAAAGAGATAACACCTGGTCTAATTCTGGAAATAATGGAGATCCTATCACTATTATATTAAATGAACAAAGACAGGAGAATGCATCTTTGAAATTTAATAATATTGTAGAGAATATAAATAAAGACGGATCTGCTATTTACATGACTAGTACACAAGAGATATTTTTAGAGGACATAAATAATTTTCCTCTTAACTCGTTCTCTTTCCCTATTACTCCAATAGCTCAGCCTACTTTAAGAATACCTCCTAGACCAATATCAAACGAGATATTAGCCCCCTCTGCTCAAGATCAATCAAGTATAGGATAATGGCAGTAATTCAACCATATAAACCAGTTTTTCCATATAAAGGCAATCAACTCATTTTGACTAGTGAGAGAGTAACTCTTCATGCAAAGAATGATGCTATTTTCTTATTTGGTAAAAAAGCTGTAGGATTGTCGTCTACTAATACAATCAATTTAGATGCTTCAAATAAAGTTATAGTAGCGGCTCCTGTAATTGAATTAGGAAATAAAGCTGAATCTTTAGGTGAACCAATAGTATTAGGAAACACATTGAATCAGAAGTTGTTAACTCTATTAGATGCTTTAAATGCTGTAGCTATACTGTTAGCACAGTCTTCTGAATCTAAGTTAGGAGCAACTATGCAAAATATTAATTCTGCTGGAAGTTTATTAGCTCAAACGGCAACTAGACTTTCTCAAGAATTGACGCCAGGCCAATCACAAATATTATCTAAAAACACATTTACTAGATAGATATGGCAGTTTCTAATTTTAGATTGGATCCACAAACTATTAAAGGTGTTCAAGCCGTCAACAAAGTCGGAGCAGATAAATATAAGGCTGGCTGGGTTAGGTTTGGTAATGATAGGCTTAATATCAATACTACATCTGCTGTAGGTCTAGAAAAAGCAATTGGTGTAACAGCTAGATTCCTCATAAAAGTTCAAGGAAAAGTAAATGAAATACTGTATGGCAAGTACAATACAGGAAGAGAGGCAACAACATTATTAAAAAGATTATTAAATAAAGGTATAATAAATTTGTTAGGTGGACTTGCATCTGTTGATTTTTGCAATGTACTCAATTATGCATTGAATCAAGTCCCAGACGGAACTCCATTTGATCCTACCAAGCCTCCTCCTGTAAATGAGCCAATACAGAGAAAAAAATGGCAGATACAAAAAGCCGCTTATGATGTTCAACAATTTATAGACGACTATTATAGAGACTATCTAGATAGCAATAATCCTGAAAGTAGAGTTGGGTTGTTTATATTAATGCAACAGATAAACTCTATCTTTTCTAGTACAATATTAAGTCCTACTGAAGGCATTAATGATCCACAGTTAAAGGAGAATTTTCCTCAACTTTCTGTAGCAAGCAATTTTTTACAGAATGCTTTAGGTGTATTTAACAGGTATACAGACGTCAGACAAATTCCAGTTAGTGAAGTCCAAAGATTAATAGAATTTGTAGACAGAGTAAGACAATACTGTATAATAATTCAAGGTCTAAACAATCCAAGGAATGCTATAGGATTAATAGATAGCTCGCTTAACTTAAACATACAGAAGGAATTAGAAGATCTATCCAAAGTTATTATCAACCCAGATGTTGCAACTAGAGTTTTAAAATCAGTAGTTAAAACAACAAACGATATTAATACTGTTGCACAAAAAGTACTAGGTTTTATAAATACATTACAGATCATAACCAAAATATGTATCCTTCTAATAAGAATATATAACATAATTAGCTCTTTCTTCTTAGCAATTCCTATTCCTAACGTTTATACAACTGTTGGTGTTACAACTAAATTTGCAGATAGATATAGAGATAAGTTAAAAGAAAAAGGAGAAAAGAAACTAATTAAAAGACTTGAACAAATCTCAGCAGTTCTAAACTTAGCAGCTATATTATGCACTAGTTTAGTAGTTGCTGTTCAAAATATAATTTCTAGACTACAAGTTATACTACTTAACCTAGAAAATTGTACTAACAAAAATGAAGGCCTTATTAATGAGATTAAAGATTCCATATCGACTCTAACTAATACAGGAAACCAATTACAAAAATTCCTTGATCAGTACAATAATCAACAAAAACAAGCTGAGTCTAGGTTTGGTAACTATACAATTCAAATAGTTACTGAACAAGTTGTAGATGAAGGCATTAACTTAAAAAGAAGATATGGCATTGCTACTGATTCTAATAAGTACGTTGTAGTTCAAACCACTCCTACTTTTGCTTCTTTAGACTTGATTATAATTAATGAAGTAAAAGTACTACTTGTCTCTAAAGGGCTAGTTTCTACAGGACTTTCTGGTATAGATTCTGAAGATCAAATAACTATCCTAGATGCCGCTAGATTTTTAGGAGAGGATGAGATCGATTTAAGTAATATACAACTAACAGATACAGATGTGGAAACACTAGAAGAACAAGATGATGATCTAGGTTTAAGTACATTTGCCAATAACCTTCCTGGAGGAAGAGCTCTAAGAAGAAGAGTCAGGGAAAAAATGCTTAAAAATATTAACTCATTAGGAGGAGACCTAAAGTCTACAGATCCAGGAGGTAAATACTCATCAGGACTAGTAAAACAACAGCAATCAGTAGCTAATAAGTTAAAAATACAACAGCTAGAAGATAAGATAGGTGTCTGGAAAAAAGAGATAGCTTTGGCGGCTACTCAAGGATTTGCTGGTCTAATAATAATAAAAGATAGGACTCAAAAGATTAAGGATGCTGAAAAGAAAATCCAGCAACTTAGACAGGGTTAAAATATACAAGGTAAAATATTTATAAGATATGGCACAAATTGATGCACTAAGAAAGCTAATCCGTGAAGAACTTCGCCAAGTTCTAAAGGAAGAACTACCTAAAATACTTAAGGAAGTGCAAACTCCTGCGGTAAAAGATCCTAAAAAGGCCCTTCAAGAGCAGGTTAAGTCTAAAATTCCTGGAACATTGAACACCCAGGCTAGTAGACCTCAAATAAAGTTTGCTTCCAATAACCCTATGGCTGCCTTCTTGAATGATACTGCATGAGTAAATTGAAAGAGAAAGGAGCTATCTAATGGCATACGGACTAAAGAAAATATCAGTAGTAGACCTTAGACCATCAACAGGTGTTGGTGTCAAAATCCCTTTTGATGCTGAAAACGTATTTTCTACCGTATATACAACCAAGGATCAGACTAAGTACAACTTGATCAACTTCCTTCTAACCGACCCAAGAGAAAGACCTTTTAATCCTACTTTTGGTGCTGGCCTTAGAGCAAGACTATTCGAGCAAATTGATCAAGCTACTTTTGAAGATATTAAAGAGTCCATCAGAACTCAGATTGAAGCTTACTTTCCAAACGTTCAGATAGTGACTCTAGATATTATAGGAAATCCAGACTATAATTCTATAAACATAAAATTTAGTTATCGTCTTATAAGATCAAATGAAAATGATTCAGTAACAGTAGCTATACAAAACATGTAACGATGCTTAATCAGGTAGATATAAAATATTTAAATAAAGACTTTACTTCGTTTAGGTCAGACCTAATTGAGTATGCAAAAGCCTATTATCCTACAGTCTATAATGACTTTACTCAGGCATCACCTGGTTCTATGTTCATTGAAATGGCTTCTTATGTAGGAGACGTTTTGTCATTCTATTTAGACAATCAGATTCAAGAGACATACTTACAATATTCTAAACAGAAAGGGAACTTATACACTATGGCCTATATGTTAGGTTATAGACCAAAGGTAACATCTGCGGCCACAGTTATGTTAGATGTTTATCAACAAGTTCCTTCTATTACAGTTGGTGCTAGTACAAGTCCAGATTTTTCTTATGCTATGACTATCGAACAAGGCATGCAAGTTAAGTCTAATGTAGATAGCTCTGTATTATTTTATGTGCCTCAAAAAGTAGACTTTACAACATCATCTTCTTATGATCCAACTATCATAGAAGTTTATACAATTAATGGGTCTAATGTTCCTACATCTTATCTTTTAAAGAAAAGTGTACAAGCAATATCTGGACAGGTTAAAACCCAGACATTCTCTTTTGGAGCTGCTCAAAGATTTACCACAATAAATTTGCAAGACAGTAATATCATTACTATTCTAGAATCAAAAGACTCTAGTGGTAATACTTGGTATGAAGTACCATATCTTGCTCAAGACTATATATTAAAACCTGTACAAAATACAGCAGCTAATTATCCTAGCCTGTATCAATATCAGAATCAGGTTCCTTATATGATTCAAAAATTAACTGTACCTAGAAGATATGTTTCTAGATTTAGAGTTGATGGATCATTAGATATTGAATTTGGTGCAGGTATAAACTCAGTAGCAGATACCGCAATAATACCAAACCCTAATTCTGTTAGTGTTGGTTTAACTGGTGGAGGTCTAAGTACACTGTCTAGTTCATTTGACCCAACTAACTTTGTAACTACACAAACATACGGACTTGCTCCTAAGAATACATCAATAACTTTTCAATACCTTGTCGGTGGCGGAGCTTCTGCAAATGTATTATCTAATCAATTAACTGAATTAGTTTCTTATACTGTATCAGGAAATACAACATATCAAAATACAATTGTAGTAAATAATCCTGAACCTGCCGCAGGAGGTGGTGATGGTGATTCTGTAGAACAGCTTAGATTTAATATCGCTGCTGAGTATCCAACTCAACTTCGTGCTGTTACTCAAGAAGACTATCTTGCAAGAGTAATGTCTATGCCTGCTCAATATGGTGAAGTAGCTAAAGCCTACATTACAAAAGACGATGCTACATTTAGAAACTATATGAACCAGGATCCAGGTCAAAGAGATCCTCTTTCTATAAGTTTATATGTATTAGGTTTAAATAGTCAAGGTCAATTAGATGTACCTTCACCAGCAATACTACAAAACATTCAAACATATTTGAAGGACTATAGAATGCTAACTGATGCTGTGAATATAAAGCCAGGATACATTATTAATATAGGATGTAATTTTGAAATAATTATTAGACCTAATTATACTAGCCAAGACGTTATTGCAAGATGCATACTAGCACTTCAAGACTTCTTTAATATAGACAATTGGCAGATTAATGAACCTATTATTTTAGGTGATGTTTATACAATACTAGATCAAGTAGAAGGAGTTCAAACAGTAAAAACAGTAAGCATTGTAAATAAGACCGGAGAAGCTAATGGATATTCTAAATATGCTTATGATATTCAAGCTGGAACTTTGAATGGTGTAATCTACCCATCACTTGATCCGTCAATATTCGAAGTTAAATATTTAAACCAAGACATACAAGGTAGAGTAGTAACATTATAAAAGTATAAAAATGGCCGTATATAAAATATTTGCTTCAGCTGACGCCGCACTTTATTCTAATCAACCTGCTAGAAATACAGGTCTTGATGAGATATTAGAGGTTAGTGTAAAAAATAGCAGTCAACCTCTTAACTTTTTTGTTGATCCTATACCATCTGAACCACTTCTCCAAGATGATCTAAGAAGATCCCTTATATTATTTAGCAATTCAGATCTAAACACTATAAAAACATTTAGAACAGGATCTTGGCAAACCAATTTAAGACTTTACTTAGCTAATGCAGAAAATCTTACCACAGAATATACTTTACTAGTAGGACAGGTTTCACAGTCTTGGGATATGGGAACCGGTAAACTAGCTGATAATCCTCAAACAAGAAATGGTGTTTGTTGGTATAATACAGGATCTTTTGTAAGTGCATCTAACAACTGGGCTAATGCTCAATATTATTTAACTCCTGGAGGTGGCAACTGGACTGGTTCTTTTGTAAGTCAATCTTTTGACTACAAAGCAAATAAAGATATAGATGTTAATGTTACACCTATTGTAGATAGTTGGTTTAGTGGTTCATTAAACGCAGGGTTCATTGTTAAACATCCTCAATCTATAGAAATCAATCCTAATAGTTACATTGCATTAAGCTTTTTCTCTGTAGATACTCATACAATATATCCTCCTACAATTGAAATGAAGTGGGATGATAGCTCATTTTCTCCAGGTAGTTTAAGTGTCATAAACAATTCTAATACAGTTATTACTCTAGCCAATAATACTGATACCTACAAATATGGTACTGAGAGGTATAAATTCAGAATCAACGCTAGAGACAAATATCCTGTTAGAACGTTTACAACGTCTTCTTTTTATACAACTAATAAAGCCCTTCCACAAACTTCATATTGGGCTTTACAAGATGTAAAGACAGAAGACATGGTAGTAAACTTTGACACTACGTATACAAAGATTAGTTGTGATGCAACTAGTAGTTATTTTAACATGTATATGAATGGTCTAGAACCAGAAAGATATTATAAGGTACTTATTAGAACAACTTTATCAGACGGAGAATCTTTTGAAGTAGACAATAACCTTATTTTTAAAGTAGTTAGATAATGGCAAACGTACAGTTAGTTAAGGAAATATATGGTATAAACACATATACCAAAGCTGTTGATACAAATTTTGAGGAATTACTTACCCCAGATGTTGTAGACACAGCTCCTGAAATTACTGTAGACGAGTTCTTTCAGTATTATCAAGATCTTTTCTTTGAAATACCTGTATCAGGATCTATTAACTCTCACACCTATCTTGTTGAACAAAGTCAACAATATATTGGAGGATCAGTTATAGATGCAGAAAAACAAGCACTCATTGAAGAGATTAACTCACTTCGTCAACAATTATTAGATTTAAACCAGTCGTTTACAGATATCAATAGCTTAATATAATGGAATTAGTTAATATAACATATTCTGGTGAAGGTAAACAACCTGTAGAACTAACTCCTTTAGATAAGTCGTTAGTCACGTCTAATTTTATTAACTCTATTTTTGGAGCTAATGGTGACTACATTGAGTTATTTATATATGATCAATTAGGCCAGTTAATAGATTTTGACTATGATGCTTTTGATTATTATCCATATCTACTTAATAACCCAAAGAACGATACATACTCTGCTCTAACTTTAGAGCCAGAAAAAGATTTAAGAAACAGAGGTTTTAATAGAGGTAATTTAAATATTCAATATAACTTCTATAAAAAGTTATTTAATTCTCAGTTTGGTACTCAATATTGGATCAAAGAAATATCCCAAACCAGACGCGAAATTAAATTAGCATCTCAAGTATTATCAGATGCAGTAATAAGAGAAGGTTTTTCTGAATATCAAGCATACATTGCCACAAAAAATTACTACCCAATATTCTATCTTAACTTTGGTAGTAATCAAATCATAACTGCAAATAATGTAGCTTTAACAGAAGATGAAGAAGGTAGTTATCTTTTAATAAAACTGTACGAGCCTTTACCTACAGAATTTGATATAAAATCTCAACTATGGATAGTAGATAAGGTAGCTGAGTCAGTTAGTTTTAACGTAGATATTCAAGTAGAAGTAGATCCTCAACAAGATATCAATGGTCTTCGTGGTCCTAATTTTAATGTTAATGTTAATACAAAGAACGGGCAAACTACACCATACTATAACTACAATAATTTAATATCTAGTCCAGTAAGTTCATCGTTTCAAAAACTATTAAGTTACTACCAAGATAAGTCTGTTGATATTAATGTTGATTATAGCAGTTTTTCAAACTTTATCCACTTCTCTAATGCTGAGGAAAGAGTTAGAAACTTTGTTTACAAGTTGCAACTAATAGAATCTAAAAGTGCAGATCTATCTTCTCAACAATCTATTGTAGGTGGTGCTGGAAGTTCTACTATTGTTACTTCTAGCATTAATTCTCTGCAACAACAAATAGACAACATAATTAAGAATTTTGATATATACGAATACTTTTTATATTTTAATTCATCTAGTTGGGCTTGGCCAAAAAGTAATACGACTCAACCATACGCCCTATATTCAGTTACGTCTTCTCAAGCTACCAATTTTCTAGGAAGTACTACCACTGTACCAACACCTACTACACAATCATTACTGTTTAGTGCGTCTTATTATGATACAACTAATAAAGATGCTCTTCGTAATGTCATTCCTCAATATTTACTAGATGATTCAAGTAATCAACCATATGTCACTTTCGTTGACATGATTGGTCAACACTTTGACAATATATGGTTATACTATAAAGATGTTTCTAATAGATACAATGCCACAAATAACCCTGATACCGGTATATCATTAGACCTCGTTTCTGACGCATTACGCGGCTTTGGTGTGCAGTTATATACAAATACTAACGTATCGGATAACCTATATTACACATTATTTGGTATCAATGAAGATGGATCTTTACTTCCTCCAACAGGATCAGAGATCATCACTAATTATGTCACTTCAAGTTTAACGACACTTCCTGCTGCCACTATACAAGATGAGTTATATAAAAGACTCTATCACAATCTACCGTATCTACTAAAAACAAAAGGTACAGAAAGAGGTATTAAGGCGCTTATCGCAACGTATGGTGTACCAGAAAGTATATTAACAGTTCGTGAGTTTGGAGGAAACCCTATTGGGTCAGTTGATGGTGTTTTAGATATTAATACTTCTGATTTTAAAATTGGAATAACTACAGGTTCAGCTGGTATTGTAACTGGTAGTTTAGAACTGTCTTCTTCTCTTTTATCTCCATATACTACATTACAATACTATACAAATAACGATAGATTAAATAATACAAATGTAGAGATTGGATTTTCTCCAGCCGATGTAATCAATACAAATATTACTGCATCTCAAGGATATTTTGACATTAACCAATTAATAGGAGCTCCAGGATATCAATACTCTTCATCATATCAACCTCTAGTTAGTGCTAGTAATGCATATTTTGCAACATATACTCAGCCTAATAGTGTTTGGGAATATGTAAGACTGTTGAAGTTCTACAATAACTCTCTATTTAAAGTCATTAAAGATTTTGTACCTGCTAGAGCAAATGTATCTACAGGTATTATAATTAAGTCACATTTATACGAAAGAAACAAATATGCTCGTCATGAACCTACTGTAACATTCAATGACTATTCTCAGTCTATTGATATGCTTAACATTAGTGCTAGTTATGGTGGAGCAATATCTGGATCTGCTAATTGGTCAGGGTTTGTAATAACACCTTTAGGAGAGGCTTCTTATTCTAGTTCACAAAATATAGAATTATATAACGGAGAATTTAGTGGATCAAAAATAGTAGGATCCAGCGGACAAGCATTTGATCAATCTGAAGCTTCAAATTTACCAGGTACAGGTTCTGGTTTTATTCAAGTAAATTTAGGTGCATTATATCAAAATGTAACTGCGTCTGTAAGATCTGTTGAGCTATTTGATCTTGATTATAATTCTGATCAATTAATTCCTGTTAACTACGGAATAGTTACTCAGTCTATTAATAATGCACAAATAAACAACTACGCTACATATACCAATCCTAATAGTCCTTACGCGCAAGTACAAGATTATAACTATAATCTAGAAAGATCAGTTATACCAAGATATCGTGGATCAAAAACAATAAGTGAAGAATATAATACAGAAAGCTCAGCAAACATTTCATACGGTGACACTGCGGCTATTGATAAAATAAAATATCAATATGCTTATCTTGTAAACATTTATTCAGCGTCTCTATTTTTACCTAACAGATCAAATGCTCAGATCAAATACATTATAGATAACAATCAAAATGTACTTGACTTAACTAAAGCAAATAAGAATTTATTCTCTGTACAAAATATATTCAAATCGCAAGAGACTACAAATATATCTCTATTTGACTATGATGAAACTAACCCATACACCCAACAACTAGCAAATAATCCAGATCTTGAGATCTATGAAGGCGGTTGGAGATACCTTCCTATTTTACACAATATAAGTGGTTCAGCAACTTATCAATCATTTACTTTAACTAAACCAGTTGAAACAATTATTACTCAAGGTTCAGGTTTAACACCTAGTTCTGGTTATTTAGATCCTAGCAACTGGCAATTATCTTGGTGGGTTACAGAAAATGAAATAGAAGCAAGTCCTACACCAGGACAAAGATGTGGTGGAACTAGTGATTACCAATTTTATATATCTGCCTCTTATACAGGAACTCCTGGAACGCATCCTAAAATATTCATTAATGTAACTGCTCAATTAAATATAGGTTCTGAGGACTGTTCTGCTAGTGAAAATGTAACTATTGTTGTACTGTCTTCTCAAGAAAGTGGTGTTACTGGATATGGGCTCACACTAAGTAGTTGGGGTAATTCTGGTCAAGGTAGTGGTGCTAGCGAGTATAATGGAACACACTGGCCTTACAAATCTGGCTGCTCTGTTCCTTTCCCTAACTGTAACATAACAATTGATAGCATAACAGCCGGTGGAACTGGAGGTTCTACAGGAGGAGGGTCTAATACATTTACGTATTATCAAACAGAAGTTACTAGCTCTCAACCATGTTTGTATTATCTATCTCAATCTAACGAAATAATATTTAACTGTACTATGTCTTACTATTACAATAGTGCAGTAGGACCTATTACGTTTAATTCTGTGTCCGATCCTTATTGGCCAGGATCATCACTTCCTCCAGCAATACTTCCTTTTACTTTACAAACTGGAGATAGAATTTCTTTCTACAATACCTCATCTTTAGGTTGGGATGAAAGATTTGAGTATGTAATTAAGAATGTAAGACAGTCAGGAAGCGTGAATAATATAACAGGGTCTGTACTATTAGCTGAATTAGATAAACCTGTAAACCTAGCATTATTTACTTCAGGCTCAGGAGTTCCAGTTGAGTCTATAACAGGTGCTCAATTTAAAGCCTGTAGGTATATAGTTTGGAAACACGTGCCAGATGAAACTAATGTGATGCTTAGATATAACCCTAAAGATCAGAGTCTAGTTGAGAATGGACTTTTATTCCCTCAGTACATAGATCCACCAGTTAGAGATAACGCCGGTAATGTCGTGAAAGCCTTGAAACAGCAGAACTTGATACAATAAAAAACCAAATTGAATATATTTATTTAAAAGCCACTTTCGTATGTCATATTTAAGTAGTACCTCTGTAGTAGTAGATGC